TTGTTTATCTTCTTCAGTCAATTTCAGGGTTCCTTTGCAGGAGTCAAATGACCAATTCAGACCTAACGGGTTAAGGTAGGAATCAGACCACAAGATACACGCTGCTTCGGTGTACCTCATGGCTGATTTAGAGGTGAAGATACCAATGATCTCCTTAGATGCTATTAGCTCTGGGTTTTCCTTAATGGTCTTGGATGTAGAATTATATTCTCTCCAAGGTGTTTCATATCCTTTTGCAGTCCAGAACTGCTTACGACCGATGTAATAGCGACCATCGGTTAGTTTGATCTCGTAGATGAAACCTAACATCTCATCTAGTCGATCCTCAAAGTCTTCAATCAGACTTGCGTTGACCCACTCCATATTCAATCTCCAGAAGCATATTCATGTAGTGCTGTGCCTTCTTAAGATCCTGAAGACCGTTCTTATCCTTGTAACGACAGATGTACTTGATAATGTTTCCTTGAATGAATGATAGATTGTTTTGGGTGATAAAGTCAATAGGTTGAATGTTCATCTTAGAGTAGTGATCACCACCTACTTGTGTTTGTCGTGCTTCACGATTAGCTTGGTTGCGTTTAGCTACTGCATCGCAGACTTCACGATATGTTAGTTCCTTTTCCAATATCCTATTCCCCATCTTGACATTTCGTAAAACTCATCTAGGTTGAGACGTTTATGTTTACTCTTCTGCAGAAGTAGTGACAAATCTTTAGGTCGAGTCATCATCATTCTCTGTAGAGTAAACCTATTCATTGTCAAACAACTCCTTAAGCTCCTCTAGATGATCATCGATCCTGTCTTGGAAACGATTCAGAATGTCTTCAACATCGATCTCAAGAACTTCACAGAGAGTTTCAACGTCAACGTATTTCAGACATTCATCAGTGAACATTTTCTCCACCCTCTGAAGTTACGACAGGAATATCGAATGCACCGTCTTCATACTCAAGGTCTTCTTCGGCAAGATAAGGTCGCTCAAGTGCCTGTGCGAAGAGCATCAGATCTGCCGTAAGTTCCTCAAGTGAGTTACCCATTGGGCAAACATCGTGAGCACTAACGCCCACAATATCACCATCCTCATCACGAACTACTTCACGGTACGTAAGCGTACCTTCCATAGTCCTGAAGACCATAAGTTCTGCTGTTGTAATCATGATAGTTCAATCTCTGGTACTTTAGGTTCGTTAGTGACCTTACTTAAAAATCTTGGTCCAGTGGAATACAAGAATACCCTTAAGTCTGGATAACAATGTTTTTTGTAGCCGCAATAAGAACAACCAGTACTTAACTTTTCGTTTCCAGATTTGCCATCTGGCACGGAGTCGTAGCATAAGCTCGGCGGTTCTGGCTGCTCTACGACCTTTTTTACATCACGTACTCGCTGTGCAATGTCGTAACTAATGAAAGGATAGACATCGGCTTGCTCATCGGTCTGATCGTATTCTAAGTAGGTCAACGTACCATTCTGTTTGTCGATAGCTAACCAACCAAACTTATCATCACCCTCTGAGTGTGCATAAGCTTTGATCTGTGCAATGTAGCCGAATGGGTCATCGAATGCCAGTGTACCATCCTTGAACTTCTTGAAGCCATAAGATGAAGTAGACTTAACGTCAATGAGACGACCATCTACACGAGCATCCATGTGACCCTTCACGCCTTCAACGTGGCAGACCTTCTGCTCATCTTCAACCTTGTGACCTGCAAGACGAGTAAACAGAAGCAACATCTCTTCGATCATGTGACCATACATGAACTTGATGTAGTTATGTGGCTTAAGTTTCTCTTTGCTGTACTTGTTGATCGAATACCACAACTCACGATCAGGCTTACCGATTGCACTGAGTCGTAGGTTGCCGCCTTGGTATCCTTGAGAAGGCTTGAATTCTTTTTTCATCAAGTCCTTCATAGCTTCACCGAAGCGTTCGATCTCGGCATCAACATCTACGTCTTTAGGAGTATTACGGTTCTCCATTAGGTCATAAATATCATCTACCAGTGTATAAATAGATTTAGTCATTATTAATTCCTGTGTAAAACATTAGTATAACACACTATTGCTTACATATCAATGAGTATCTGCCCAAGACATACCTACGCGATACTCGCCATCTAGAGGACAACGCATATCGAATGCAACACCTGCGGCTTTGATTGATTCTACCATCAAGTAACCTGCATTCTCAGCGTCTTTCTCCAGTACTTCCATCTGAACCTCGTCGTGGATATTACCTACCATACGATAAGTCAGTCCCCACTTCTCTGCGAACTCGCTAAAGATCACCAGAGCCTTCTTCATGACCACAGCACCTGCGGCTTGCAGAAGTGTGTTCAGGGCAGCGTGTTCAGATCTTATCCAAAGACGTCGTCCATCAAGCCCGCGTAAGTAGCCTCTGACTGCTGCGGTTGAGACTCGCTCTCTAAGCTCTGCAAGAGACGGAGTATTTTCGAGGAACTTATTCTTAAGTCGTTTTCCAACTGTAGAGCTGCCTCCCACAATTGATCCGATCTTTGCATCTCCTGCTCCGTAGAGGAAGGCGTAGATGAATGTTTTTGCTTGATCTCGTGTAGCGAGTCCTGCAGCACTTTGATTCGCAGAATGAATATCTCCGTTGAGGATTTCATTTGTGTACTCCTGATCACCCATGTAATGTGCGAGCATCCGTAGCTCTAGTCCAGAGGCGTCCACGCCAACTAATTTGTACCCTTCAGGCACCGTCCAACAGCTTCTGCACTCTTTTCCATACTCAGAGTACACTGCGGGTACCTGTGCCATGTTAGGGCTGCTATGCGTCATACGTCCAGTCACAGCACCGATTGAATTCACTTGACCATGAACTCGACCATCGGACTCTACTGCATCGATCCAAGACTGAACCTGTGCAATACGTTTCTGTACCAGAAGGTATTCTGCGATCAACGCAGCTTCAGGTATATCGCTAACATCGTTAAGAGTACGCTCATCGACTATCGGTTGTCCGTTGTCTGTGAACTCTGTTGGCTTCCAACCAAAGTATTGAAGGTATCTTCCGATTTGTCGCCGACTGCCCAAATTGAATTCAGGAAAATCAATACGGCTAAACTCACCGCCAACGTGAACCCACATTTCTCCCAGAAACTTAAGCCCGACTGCGGAAAGGGAGCCGTCTTTTTTATACTTGGGAACAACTTGTTTAACAAAGGTCGGAAGGGGTTTAAACACCCGTAGTACCATCTCTTCAATGTCATATTTTTTCTCCTGTAATGTTGCTAGTAGATCGAATGCTCGTCGTTGATCGAGGAGCCACCCGTTACTGATTTGTTTAACAATCTCGCTCTGTACGTTGTGCTCAAGGTCAATGCTTTGATCTCCAAATTCCTCAAGCTTTCCCATGAGAAGTTCGTAAAGTCGTTGAGTAACCCGCACATCTTGCTGACAGTATCCCACCATCTCAGGCGTAAGCTTAGTCCAATCATCATAATCTCCTTTGGGAAAGTTCAGACGATCTCCCCATTTAGCTAGTGAATGACCACCTTCGAGACTTGGGTTATACAACCGACTCAACACAAGCGTGTCAGTGATCTTTACGTTGTCAAAGGAAACACCTAAGATTTTCTCAATAGCAGGAATGTCGTATGCCATAATGTTATGACCGATTACTTCATCAACATTATGTAGCAACAACTCAATGTCACATTTTCTTGGACGCTGAATAGTGAACTCACTGTACGGTGTATTCTCATCACCAATGGTTCCACACAAACACCAGATCACTGTGGGATCTAAACCGTCTGTTTCAATGTCAAAAATCAGTTTCATTCGTAAACCTTAAGCTATCATTATCTTCTATTAAGTGACGCTCCTTGTGACAGTTTGGGCAGAGAAGGACGCAATGTTCTAGTAACTCATCACGACAACGTTCCCACGACCAATCTTTCACAGATTGCATAGGCGGTCTGCCAGAGAGCTGCCGAGGGATGATATGGTGAAACTCAAGTATTTCCCAGTGTTTATCATACCCACAGTCATGACATTGATCACCCATGATTGCTTTTACTCCATTGACATATAATGCTCTCCTTTCATTCTTAGAACTCATCTTCTTGAGTCGCTGCGTGTTGCTCAGGGGCTTCACCACGCTCAAGACGACCAGTCTGTGAGTTGTAATACAACCAACCTGCCATACCAGTCATACCAGTGCGTCGGCATTTAACCACCTGTACCATCGTACTGTTACGTGCATAGTCATCGTCTGACATCTTATCTCGTGACAACAAGATGGTGTTGAATGCGATCTGGTTGATTGATCCAGAACCTTTCAAGTCATACTCGTTGACGTTGTGAGGATTAGACAGTGATGGCTT